GTGATTAGTCACCTTGATCCTACGTTCATGGGATCGTTAGAAGTTACATTATTAAAAGATCAAGCCAACGATCCCGGCGACGACAGTCAATTACACATAGTGAAATATGCTCCCCCTTTCTTTGGATATACAGGTTACGAGTATATGGGTAAAAATAATGGCACTACCTCTACTATCGAGGGATTCAACGACACACAAAAAAGTTATGGTATGTGGTTCGTGCCGCCGGACGTTGGTGTGAATGTACTGGTTTTGTTTGTGGATGGTGATCCTAGTCAGGGGTATTGGTTTGCCTGTGTGCCTGGTCGTAATATCAACAACATGGTTCCTGCCATCGCAGGATCTAAGATCAATTCTCTAGATGCTACAGATAAAACTAGATACGGTCCTATGAAAGATGCTCGAGGAAATTCTTTACCGTTGCCTGTGGCGGAAGTTAATAAACGTATTATAGGTGAAAAACCTAACGTTGATCCAGAAAAGTTTCCTCGAGTTGTTCATCCTATCGCTGATAGATTTCTAGAACAAGGTCTCCTGGAAGATGACGTTAGAGGCACGTCATCATCATCGCCTAGACGAGAGTTACCCGGAATGGTTTTTGGTATTTCAACTCCCGGACCAGTCGATCGTAGAACCAACGCTAAAAAAGCAGTGATAGGAAAAAAAGACAGCAAGTCTGCTCCATTGCCTATTAGTAGATTAGGTGGCACACAGTTGGTTATGGATGACGGCGATGATCGATATCACCGAGAAAAAACAGCTGCAGAAGGACCCGTGAAATATATTGATTTGTTGGATCCATCCGTTCAGAGAAGAAATTCAACAAGTGAGCCTACAGTTCCATACAATGAATATTTTAGAGTTCGGACACGTACTGGACACCAAATATTGCTGCATAATTCAGAAGATTTGATTTATATAGGCAATGCCAGAGGCACTGCCTGGATTGAAATGACCAGTAATGGTAAGATAGATATCTATGCTCAAGACAGCGTCAGCATACATACCGGTAATGATCTCAATATACGTGCTGACAGAGACATTAATTTTGAAGCAGGTCGTAACATGAATTTCAGAACCGAATCAGGTAAATGGCATGCAGAAATCGCCACAGACATGGAGTTCTTGATCAACAACGATGCCAAGCTCACAGTAGGAGCCAATCACGATGTATTAGTAGGTGCGAAACTCAAGATTTCAGCTAACAATGATATGGATATAGCTACTAACACAGAACTTAAAATATCTGCTACCGGTGATATCAGCCTAGGCTCCACATCAGAACTAAAAATGAATGGCACAAAAATCAATCTTAATGGTCCTAACAATGCAGAAACTGCGGTAACAGCAGACTTTGTGAGACCGTACGATCTCCGAGATAATCCTGCTACCAGCACTGCAGTAGGTTGGGATAAACGATATCAATCAGGTATAGTAAAGAGTTTGATGAAACGAATTCCTATGCACGAACCTTGGCCTCTGCATGAGCATCTAGCTCCTGCGCAACTAACTCCTGATATCACAGATAGGGACGTCTAATCATGGCAAATCAATTATATAATCAAAAATCTGTGGCTAACACCACAGCGGTTACAACAGAAAGCCAAGGTGTGTTCTTGTACAAAGGCTTCAGCAGCCAACAGAACTCAAAAAACTATAGACTCTATGATATTGATCTAGTCAAGCAGGACCTAATTAATCATTTCTATATCCGTAAGGGAGAGAAACTAGAAAACCCAGATTTTGGCACAGTGATCTGGGACATGTTGTTTGAAAATTTCACGGAAGATGTCAAACAGATTATTGCCAAAGACGTAGAAGCCATAATAAATTATGATCCAAGAATTTCAGTGAATTCAGTCACAGTGGACAGCACAGATCAGGGCATACGCATACAGGCTGACATAGTTTATATTCCGTTTAATGTCAATGAAAGAATGACCTTTGATTTTGATAAAACCAATAATATGATAATATGACCAGTTTATTTTACAACATAAATATTGGCATAGGGACTTGAAATGACCACTACCAGCAGACAAAATAATCTAATTCTAAACCAAGACTGGACTAGAATCTATCAGACATTTAGAAATGCCGACTTTAAAAGCTACGACTTTGAAAATCTGCGCAGGGTTATTATCACTTATCTGCGGGAAAATTATCCCGAAGATTTCAACGACTACATCGAATCATCTGAATATCTAGCATTGATAGATGCAGTGGCATTTCTCGGACAGAGTCTAGCCTTCCGCATAGACCTCGCCAGCAGAGAAAATTTTATCGAACTGGCCGAAACCAAAGAAAGCGTGTTGCGTATAGCTCGCATGTTGAGCTACAATGCCAAGAGAAATCAAGCTGCCTCGGGTCTATTGAAATTTACCAGTGTGGCCACCACCGAGGACATCATTGACAGCAATGGCCGAAACCTCGCACAACAAATCGTAAGTTGGAACGATCCAACCAACACCAATTGGCTTGAGCAATTCATTCTGGTGTTAAATTCTGCCATGGCAGATAACACAGAATTTGGTCGCAGCCAAGGATCAGCTACTATACAAGGCATACCCACAGAACAGTATAGATTTAGAACAACCAGCACAGATGTGCCCATCTACAGTTTCAGTAAAACTGTGGCAGCCAGAGGCATGTTGTTTGAATTAGTTTCTACAGCATTTAAAAACAGCGAAAACATCTATGAAGAACCTCCGGTTCCCGGCAACCAACTGGGATTTGTTTATAGAAATGACGGCACAGGTCCTGGTAGTCCTAACACAGGATTTTTCCTGATGTTTAAACAAGGCACATTAGCTCTAGCTGATTTTGGCAT